CCAGGCACGATGTGCATCTGCCCTTTACCCTGCGTCTCTTCTGGTTCGTCGACCTCTTCACCCATTAGGCGCTTATCGACCCACGCAACGCCTTTAGCAACGTTGGTGGATGACATGTTTAGACCTTTATTCAACTCATCAGGTGGGCAGCCGTACCACTCACCAATCAGAATCAATGAGCCGGCGGGTGGGCAGAACTTACGGCCATCTGGAAGCGTTGCTTCGGTGCCATCAGACTGCGCCCACCACAAGTTAGAGAACGGCTTCGACTCACCCCAGTCGTGAGAGCGGTCAACCGTCCAGCTATCCGGTATGCGGAACGGCTTAATAACGTGCAGTGATTCGTTCCACAGGTGGTCAAAGCGACCTCCGCTGGTCACATCCCATGAGCCTTCAACCCACGCTTTGCGGCGGTTAGGGTCTTTAATGCTCATAAGGGTAGCGATGTATTGCGCGTCGAGATACGGGTTCTCTTTGAACGATCCGTGAATTGCAACGCGCGTTAGCGTTACGTCCTCTTCTCGCTCCGTCTGGGGGTTAAATACTTTCTGCGTCTCACGGATAATGGTTCCGCGCGGCGCTGGTTCAATGAAGCGCTTCTTCACCCAGGTGTGACCTATGCCGAACGGGTTGGTCGTGCTGAATGTCTCCAGTGGGATCGGCTTGATAATGCTGCCGTCTTCCAGTGGGTAGTCATCAGGCCGGAATGATGATCGGCGGCATGAGAACATCATCTCGTAGAATTCGGGCGACTGCTGCTTAGTCAGTTCGTTGAATCCGATGAACGGGAACTCCTGACCGTGATAATCCCAGTAGTCGCTCTCCTCTTTGCCGAACCGGAAAAGCAACTCTTCGCCGGTGGGCCATACCCAGCGCAATTCACTGGCTGATGCCAGATACCGAGCGCCATCGTTAAACGGGCGATACATACGCTTGGACTGAGTGATGATGTCGGTGAGGTTTTTGTACTCGGTATCGAATATCACGCCACGCCAGAACGAGCCGTAGCCAACGCCGACATTGCGACGAAAGCGTGCTAACTGAGCGGCTGTCTTGCCCGGACCGCGAGTACCTTCATACAGTATCTCGTTGCATGGGCAGCTCAGGGACAGTGACTGCGACCCCGGCAAAGGTTTCCAGACGGCTTTGTAATTCATCCACCTAAAACCTCGCTCTGCTGTTTCTGCGCTTCTGCCTCCCAGTCATCAACGCTTGTGCATGAAGGCACTGGCATGATGTTGTGAGTCGCTGTGACCTTCTGCTCAACCTGCTCTTTGAATGCCTGGACGCTTATATGCTTGCCGAGCAATTCGAGGTTCTTCACCTTATCCGGCCACTTAATCTTTTTGAGTAGCGCAGCTGCATTTCCTTCGGATGCCATCTCCATGACTTCCATTCCTGACAGGGTTGTTCGCCATACTTTGGGCCAATCAGCTACAGCCTTTAGTTCACCGGTCGAGGTGAGGATATCGAGCACGTCCATCTGGTCAATCTCAACGAGACGATTCAGGACGTATGTCGCATTTATGCCAACCAGATCATTGCGCTGCGCTTTAAGTTCGGCGATTCTCGTCTGGATGTCTGGTTTTGTGAGGTTCTCACTACCAATTTTCCGGGCGGTATTGTCGCTGTACCCCGCCCGAATAGCCGCTTGCGTGGCATTTAAATCGATGAGGTACTCGCGACAGAACATATCTTGTTTGTCGGTGAGTGCCATATACATTCCAAAGGAGAAGGTTAAGTGGTTAAAGCTTATTTAGTATCAAGCGGTGAAGGTCCAACCCATAAATATTTATGTGACGATTGCGTAGGAAGCTACGAGGTTGAAACGGATGAAGGAAAAGCCAGCGAACCTTGTGAAGACTGTGGTGAATATGAGTAGTTAATCTTTTTGGCGACTGAGCCTGTACTTAGTCGCCATTGGACAGATCTTCTTCCACCACTGGCACAAAGTGGAACTGCTCCACGCTATCCGGTCGGAAGTAACGCCACTCACCTGTGTCAGTCGCCAGCGCTACGAACCCGTTAACGATTTCAGGCTGGCTGCGTTTCATCAGGCCGGTGAAGGTTTCTTTCGATGTTGTAGTGATAGTGATTTGGTAGATGTCGGACATTGAGAACCTCTTTATCCCCGATCGCGGATATTTTTGTTTTATCCCTTTGCGGGCATATCGCGATTGTTCAGCACCGAAAAGTAGCGCTAAGCGTAATGACCCACACTATAGAGATGTTCACCAACTGGGGTGCGCAATATGGCTGAAGACTCTCTGGCCTATTTAATTGACACAATAGATATAACCCAATCACACCCTGATGAGATTGGCCTGACATTAGAATGTCACTTAACAGGGAAGAAAGCGTAATGCTCCATTCCTCCTAACCATCAACCCTGGAGGTATAATGACAGAGAAGAATAAAATGATTTGCCAGCTAGCTATTGCCTATGCGCCACTAATTACAATCTTTGCAAAAGTAATACTTGGTGCGTTATGGATTACTGCCTTCGGCTTTCCTCTACCCTTCTAATCCCCGCCTTATCCAGATTGCACTGCCCCAGCGCCGTATAAAGCTGAGCGTTTAACTCCAGACTTGCCTGCCACGTGAACGGAACCACCATTCCGGGGATCGGCGTGTCTGCGGTCAGATCAGCGCTTATCGGCACCACGGGAGCCGGGACGTAAACTGTCTGCGTATTCCCGCAGGCTGTTAGCAGCGGCAGAAGGAACAAGCTGGTTAGCACACGGATCGCCTTCAAGAGCCTGCCTGATGTAGACAATGCGCGTCTCGCCCTTTTGAGCCAGTTCGTTCTTTGCATTCTGGGTAACCTGTGAGATGTCACGGATAAGGTTCATCGTGGTGATCACGTCGTTGGTGATCGCCTCTGATGTTTCTGCTCGGACCGTTGCTTTATCGCGCTGGTCTCTGTAGGTGATGGCGTTGTCACGGTAGTGATTAACCGCCAAAGCCATCGCCGCGATAATTGCCAGCACTGTCAGCTGCAGCCAGTACCTATTGAGAAGCCCCATCAGCATGACAGGAACAGAGACCGCTCAGCCTCTCTCCGCCGAGTCAGCCCGGAAAGCACTTTCCCACCGGCTTTATTCCAGCGCAGGAACTCATCAGATGCACCCGCCACATCACCAGCATTAAGCTTTTTCAGCAGAGTGGATGTACTCAAGGATTTCGCGCCGAGGTTGTAGCAGAACGACACCAGTGCATCGAACTGGCACTGACTCACGCCAACCTTCAGCATTTTCGATACGTCTGCTTCGTAGCTAACCAATCCCGTTTTAAGCAACCGCTCAGCCGTTTCCTGGTTAATGGTCATCCCTGCTCGGATCGGCTTACCGTCGACCGCCTGGGTCCAGCCATAGCCGATGGTCCACACGCCAACGGTGTCCTGGTATGCGGTGAGCTTACAGCCTTCAAAGTTCTTAATGAGCATGATGCCGTTATTGCTGGTTTTCATTCTTCCCTCCTGTGCGGCGATCGAACAAGGAGATGATTTTATCCCTGACTTTCTCAGCCCCAACAAACCCAACGGCAGCACCAACGAACGTGACTGAGTTACCAGGCAGGCCAAATAACTCTAGTGATCCGGCGACAGCGAGAGTCAGAATGCCGCAGGCCAACGCGCCAGTGGCTGTTTTAGCAATGGACTTGCCGTCGTAAATGCTCATTAACGCAGAAATGCTGAACGCTGCTCCAGCTGCGTAAAGCGAGGGTAGGAATTCTTCTATCCATTTCATAGTTTGGTGGAGTATCCCGTGCGGGAAATTCATAGCTCACCTCCAGTAATTTCAGGGGAGCTGTCTGTGTAGTTAGAAAGGCCGTCAGACATGAGTGCTATGGGGCATCTGAGTTTGAATGTCTGCGGCCTGCAATAAAAAAGCCAGCGGTTAGGCTGGCAATTGAGGGTATAACTTGCGCGAGGCGCTTATGGTCCCAGGTAGCGGGATTTTGTGCGTGGTTGGCTACTACATGCGACTTAGCTCAGCGCCGTTCAGGAACGTTCTTTGGCTGAGTACCCATTACAGCCCCTGTTTTCACCACAACGGAAAGAGCACTGACAGGCGGCACCGCCCTTATTGATTGCCAGCGTCTGACTGGACACTTCAATGCTCTTACCTGTTGTGCAGATACGAAAAAGCCCAAGGCGTTAACCTCAGGCTCTTGATTCTGTGATACCGCCAGTGCATACAACATTGGCACAATATCAGATTTACACGAAATATAGTGCTTTCAGTTCGGTTTTGCAAGACTTACATCTAAACTTGCCGCCTTTTGTTGTGAACGTGATCGCGTTGCTGAGATAAGTGCTCCGCTATCGAGCCGCGAAAACCCGCTGCGCATTGCCAGCCAGTGAGGAAGGTATGTCTCCGTCCACGTCGATTTAGCCACGCCAACCAATTCCGCCAACTTCTGGTATTCGTATGTCTCACGACCGCCAAGCTCTGCTTTGACATCCTGCGCTGCCAGCCAGATGAGAGCCTTGAGACGGTCCAGCGTCTTACCCGCCACCTTCTTTGCGCCAATCTGCGCTTTGAATTCAGCCCATGCCCACTGAGTGATCGCCACCTGATATTCGAATCTGTTGTTCTCGCTGTAGTTCCAGAGAAGCCATGCTTTTTGATGTTCATCCAGAGACAGGACGGCGCGCCGCCATGATGCAGTGCAATACTCGACGTGATTCACGAGTGGGATATGCGAACCTTTAGCGCGTGACTGGTGACCGGGGATCGGTGGGCTGGACGGGTTAACCATGCGGCCAGTTACCGGATCGGCTACTTTCTTTCTTGACCGGCTGCGCGGGGTAGCTTCAAACATTGCATTCTCAGCAAAGGCTACCAGCTGGCCTTTCGTGGCTCCGCTAAGGTCGGCAGTAGCAACAATCAACTGCTGGCGTACAAATTCCAGGTACTGAGTGTTCATGCTGCGGCCCTCTCTGGCTGTTTGGTTTTGGTCTGGTTGTGACTGGCGAACGGTGGTAATTGAGCGCGTCTGGTGCTTTCAAACTGGTAGCGCAGGAAGTCGGATAAGGTCATTCCTCTACCCTCTCGTTTTGCCAGAGAGGGAGTGGTGATTTATCTCCAGCACGGCGAATGCGTGATTTGGCGTTCTTCTCAATCTGAATGAGCTTCTCGATGTTCTGACGGCGCTGCTTCTCCTCGCGGCGCAAATACTTAACGCTTTCCATGTAGCGAGACTCCTGGTCGCAGAGAGTCATCAGAAAGTCAAAAGGCTCTATAAGTGATTCACATCTTCTGCACCGTAATGTGCGGTCTTTTTCGTTGACCCAGACCTTGTCATGCAAGCAGAGACCTTTCGTACCTTCGCGCTGAATCACCAACCCTTCTTGCAGGTCGGTATTCTTCGTAGGGAAAGCGACAACCTTGCCCAGCTCTATTTCGGTTTCTGTGCTCATTTTGCCTCCAGCTCGGTAATGGTCAGCTCAAGACGCCCGCCTTTTACGACTGGCATTTTCACTACGCGGTAATCGACTACCTGGCAGTCATCCAACCAGAATCCGGCTTTAGTCAGCGCGTCGAATGCGGCCTTTTGCAGGTTGTCCAGGTCACGGCGACGGCGATCTGGCATGTGGCACTCAATTCGGAGTTTGAGGGGTGACTCAGTGCAGATATCCAGCATTCCATCAGTGATGATTTTCGAGACGGCTTGACGATATGCGAGACCTTCGGCGCTGATGTGAGTGCGACCGCGATTGTGTCGGTAATATCGATTGTTGCTTGGCGGCCACGGCAAGGTGATGTTGAACGTATTCATACTTTGATCAGCCCCTCTTTCAGCCAGATAACCTGAGTACGGGCCATGCCCTCCAGCGCACACTCCTTTGCATATTCCGCATCTACCAGGTGTGTGCGACGATCAATCTCCTCGTGGCACGCATGGCATGCGATGGTGGCGATCAGGTCTGGCGGCTTAATGCCGGTACCGCACAGTCCGGCCAGGCGGATGTGTGCCAGCACAGATGTTTCGGCATTTCCGTTACAAACTCCTGGGATTCGAACCTGGCACTCACGACCGCGTGCCGCTTTGCGTAAATCAGCCATTCTTCACCTTCCTTGCACGCAGGCGTAACCAGCGCACGTCATAGAGATGGGCGGAGTAATTGAAAGTTGGGATATCGGATGGATTGACGATCGGCTTGCGCTTACGGCGAGCAGGCACTTTGAAGATTCCGCGCTCCATGACTTTAGCGAGATGGCTAGCCATTGTTGCTACCCCACTGCTTGGCCCACTCTATTTCGATGCGGGACTTCTCGCTGAATTTGACGTTCTGCTGTGTGCCGAACCAGTAGATGGCCTCAATGACTTCCACCATCTGTTGAACCGTCATCTTGCTGGTACGCTGTCCGAACATCACAATGCCGCCGTCGAGACCTGGAGCCATGCGCTGCTCTTGCTTCTTGGACTTGGCGACCATTGCGGTTATCAGGTCCTTCCAGTCATCGGAATCGTATTTGTTTCCGAACCAGAGAACCTGGTCAGAAAGGTCTTTCAGTAGCGGCCACATTTTTTTGTTCTGAATTGCGGTGCGGGTCATCTCCTTGATATCGAGGATCAGAGGGCGCTTGGCGTCCACCGGCAGCTCCCGGATGAAGTTGATAGCGTTCTGTTTGATGGTGTCGTTGACGAGGTGGAATTGCTGTTTCATACGCCACCCCCGAGAGGTAACGCAGAATGCAGAAAATCGCAGGTGCATTGCTGCATCTGTGAAAGGTGAATACGTTCAGATTGTGGCGTCATAATGTCCCCATTAGACGCAGAGGTCACCGCCGGGCGTTCAACTCCGACGGTGATTTAAGTTTGCCAGGATTTAAGTTGAAGTCAAATGTTGCTT